TTGAAGCACTGGCTGAAAGCTGGGAAGACTCGGGCACTCGTCAAACGTCTGACAACTGATGAATTCCTCGATCTCGAAGGCGATTTCCAGACCCTGTCGCGCCCCGGCCAGGCGAGCCCGCTCGACGCCGCCTGGCGCATCTGGCTGGTGCTCGGTGGCCGCGGCGCCGGCAAGACCCGCTGCGGCGCCGAATGGGTGCGGCAGCGCGTCACCGGCGAACTGCCGCCGCAGGCCCGCCGCATCGCGCTGGTGGCCCCCACCTTCGACGAGGCGCGGCTGGTCATGATCGAGGGCGAATCGGGTCTCATGGCCGTGCACCGCGGCGAGTGGCGGCCGAAATACGAGCCGTCCAAGCGCCAGCTCACCTGGCCCAACGGCGCCGTGGCCCATGTCTTCTCCGCCGAGGAGCCGGACGGCTTGCGCGGGCCCCAGTTCGATGCCGCATGGGGCGACGAGATCGCCAAGTGGAAGGACCCGCAGGCCGCCTTCGACATGCTGTCGCTGGGCCTGCGGCTCGGCGAGCGCCCGCGTCTCGTGCTCACCACCACGCCGCGGCCGATCGCCCTGGTCAAGCGCCTCGTCGAGGATGCCGAGGTGCCGAAGCTCCGCATGCGGACGAAAGACAACCGGCAGTTCCTGGCCAAGTCGTTCCTGCGCGACATGACCGCCCGCTATGGTGGCACGCGGCTGGGCCGCCAGGAACTGGAGGGCGAACTGATCGGCGACGATCCCGATGCGCTCTGGCAGCGCGACGCAATCGAGGCCGCGCGGGTGCGGCAGGCGCCGCCGCTGCGGCGGATCGTCATTGCCGTCGATCCGCCCGCCGGCCGGAGCCGCGGCGGCAACGCCTGCGGCATCGTCTGTGCGGGGCTCGGCCTCGACGGCCGCGCCTATGTGCTGGACGATTTCTCGGTCAGGGGCCTGAGGCCCGCGCAATGGGCGGCCCGCGTCGTGGCGCTCTACCGCGCCCGCGCCGCCGACCGGGTGATCGCCGAGGTGAACCAGGGCGGCGCCATGGTGGAGGCCGTGCTGCGCGAGATCGAGCCCACGCTCGCCTATCGCGCCGTCCATGCCTCGCGCGGCAAGCGGGCCCGCGCCGAACCGGTGGCGGCACTCTATGAACAGGGCCGGGTGAGCCATGCCGGGAGTTTTCCCGAGCTCGAGGACGAGATGTGTGCGGCGATCGTCGAGGGCAAGAGCCCCGACCGCCTCGATGCGCTGGTCTGGGCCCTGACCGATCTGATGCTCCGGCGCCGCGGCGAACCGCGGATCAGGGTGGTGTAGGTCTTCATCCCAACCGTCGATTGCCCCCGCCTCCTCGGGCCGATCCCCCCACCCCCTCCGGCGCTTCGCGCCACCTCCCCCGTGAAGGGGGAGGATGGACATCAATCCATCCCTCCCCCGCTTGCGCGGGGAGGGTGGCGCGCGCCAGCGCGCCGGGTGGGGGATCGGCCCGAGGGGGTGGGGGGATCGGCCGGAGGGGGCGGGAGGCAACATCCAGACGGAGTAAACGGGATTGCTACTCGTGCTCCTGACGCCTGCTACAGGCCGCGAGGATACGCGCCACCACACCATCGGGATCGTTGTCGATCTCGTGGTTCCAGAAACGCAGCACCGTGAAGCCGGCGCGGTGGAAATGCGCATCGCGGCGCATATCGCGGGGATCGCCTTCATGATGCGGGCCGTCGACCTCAATGATCAGACGGCGGCTGAGCTCGGCGAAGTCGACGATGCAGCGGCCGAGCGGCACCTGTTTGCGGAAATGGAAGCCCTTCCGGTTGAGCGGCTTGAGCCGCATCCACAGCCTGACTTCCGGCAGCGTCATTGACCGGCGGAGTTCCCTGGCGCGATCGCGAAGCTCCATACCCCCACCCCCATCGCTGCGCGATGGACCCTCCCCGCGCCAGCGGGGGAGGGATGAGAAGAGACCATCATGCTCCTACGACTGAAACACTTCTTCGCCCCCGAGCGCAAGCGCTCGGGCGTGGCACCGGTGATCGCGCTGCACACGCAGGGCCGCCCGCAGTGGACGCCGCGCAACTTTGCCAGCCTCGCCCGGGAAGGCTATGCCGGCAATGCCATCGGCTATCGCGCCGCCCGCATGATCGCCGAGGCCGCCGCCAGCGTGCCGTGGCTCCTCTATGAGGGCCGCGCCGAGCGCGACAGCCATCCGCTGCTCGGCCTGCTGCGGCAACCCAGCCCGGCGCAGTCCGGCCGCCAGCTCCTGGAGAGCCTCTACGGCTTCCTGCAGGTCTCGGGCAACGCCTATCTCGAGCGGGTCGATCTCGACGGCAGCCCGCGCGAATTGCATGTGCTCCGCCCCGACCGGGTGAAGATCGTGCCGGGTGCCGACGGCTGGCCGGAGAGCTTCGAATACGCAGCCAACGGAACAAGTATCCGGCTGCCGGCGGCCGCCATCCTGCACCTCAAGCTCTTTCACCCGCTCAACGACCATTACGGGCTCTCGCCCCTGGAGCCTGCCGCCCGTTCGATCGACACCCACAATGCCGCCAATGCCTGGAACAAGGCCATGCTCGACAATGCCGCGAGACCCTCGGGCGCGCTGATCTTCCGCTCGCCCGACAGCGGCAACAATCTGACCACCGAGCAGTTCGACCGCCTCAAGGAGGAGCTCGAACGCTCCTACCAGGGCGCCCTCAATGCCGGCCGGCCCATGGTGCTGGAGGGCGGGCTCGACTGGAAGGAGATGGGCTATTCGCCCGAGGCCATGCAGTTCATCGAGGCCAAGAACCTGGCGGCCCGCGAGATTGCCCTTGCCTTCGGCGTGCCGCCGATGCTGCTCGGCATCCCCGGCGACAATACCTACGCCAATTATGCCGAGGCCAACCGCAGCTTCTGGCGCCAGACCGTGCTGCCGCTGGTGGCGAGGACCGCCGAGGCCCTGACCAACTTTCTCGGGCCCGCTTACGGCGAGGGACTGCGGCTCGGCTTCGACACCGACCAGATCGAGGCACTTTCCGCCGAGCGCGAGGCGCTGTGGCGGCGGATCGCCGCCGCCGATTATCTGACTACGGACGAAAAACGCGCCGCCGTCGGATATGGGAAAGCTGGATAGGCTGAACCTTCGCGCACCCCCACCCGGCCGCTGCGCGGCCACCCTCCCCGCGCAAGCGGGGGAGGGATGACCATTATCCATCCTCCCCCGTCTCGGGGGAGGTGGCGCGCAGCGCCGGAGGGGGGTGTCAAGAGATCGGAAAAATCACATGCATCATTCTCCCCCGCACCTCCGGGGCACGCGGCCGCGCGCCGTCGTCTCCGAGACCGGCGTCTTCGTGGGCTATGCCTCGCTGTTCAACCGTCCTGACCGGCAGGGCGATGTGGTGCGCCCCGGCGCCTTCGCCGACAGCCTGAAGAAGCGCGGCGCGGGCGGCATCCGCATGCTGTTTCAGCACGATCCCGCCGAACCGGTGGGGGCCTGGCTCGACATTGCCGAAAACGCCACCGGCCTCATGGTGCGCGGCCGCCTCAACCTCGACGTCCAGAGGGGCCGCGAGCTTTCGGCCCTGCTCGACCAGCGCGGCCTCGACGGGCTGTCGATCGGCTTCCGGACCGTCTCGGCCAGCCGCGACCGCCTGACCGGCCTGCGCCATCTGCACCGGCTCGATCTCTGGGAGATCTCGCTGGTGACTTTTCCAATGCTCGACGGCGCCCGCGTGAGCCGCACCCGCACCGCCGCCGAAGCGCAATTTGCGGCCCTTTTCAAACCCGATCCCAACAAGGAGTGAAGACTGCCATGGATATGACCACTGGCCTTGAGACCAAAGTGGCGGGCGCCGACCCGCTCGACGACGTGCTGCGCGCCTTCGAGAGCTTCAAGGAAGCCAACGACCAGCGCCTCGCCGAGATCGAACGGCGCATGAGCGCCGATGTCCTTCTCGAGGAGAAGGTCGAGCGCATCGGCAAGGCCCTCGATGAGCTGAACCTCAGGACCCGGCGCCCGCCGCTGGCCGCCGACGAGCGCGCCCCCGCCCACGAGCATCGCAAGGCCTTCGAGGCCTATGTGAGGAAGGGCGAGACCCACGGCCTCCATGAGATCGAGGCCAAGAGCATGTCGATCGCCTCCAACCCGGATGGCGGCTATCTCGTCCCCGCCGAAACCGAGACCGAGATCGGCCGGCTCCTCGCCAATATTTCCCCGATCCGCGCCATCGCCGATGTCCGCCAGGTCTCGGCCACCATCTACAAGAAGCCCTTCGCCGTGACCGGTGCGGCGACCGGCTGGGTCGGCGAGACGGCGGCCAGGCCCGAAACGACCTCGCCGACCCTCGCCGAGCTGCAGTTCCCCGCCATGGAACTCTACGCCATGCCGGCCGCCACCCAGGCGCTCCTCGACGATGCCGCCGTCAACCTCGACCAGTGGATCGCCCAGGAGGTGCAGACCGTCTTCGCCGAGCAGGAAAGCCAGGCCTTCGTGACCGGCAACGGCACCAACCGGCCGCGCGGCTTCACCGATTATCCCAAGGTGGCCGATGCCTCCTGGAGCTGGGGCAATCTCGGCTATCTGGCCACCGGCGTGGCGGGCGGCTTTGCCGCCTCGAACCCGTCCGACAAGCTGCTCGATCTCATCTATGCGCTGAAGGCCGGCTACCGCCAGAACGCCCACTGGGTGCTGAACCGCAAGACGCAAGGGGCGATCCGCAAGTTCAAGGACGCGCAGGGCCAGTATCTCTGGCAGCCGGCCGCCACCGCCGATGGCCGGGCGAGCCTCATGAACTTCCCGGTGGCCGAGAGCGAGCACATGCCCGACATCGCCACCGACACCTATGCGCTGGCCTTCGGTGACTTCCGCCGCGGCTACCTGATCGTCGACCGGCTGGGGGTGCGCATCCTCCGCGATCCCTATTCCTCCAAGCCCTATGTGCTGTTCTACACGACCAAGCGGGTCGGCGGCGGCGTGCAGAACTTCGAGGCGATCAAGCTCCTGAAGTTCGGCGTGTCGTAAGGCGGCACCCCCAGCACCCCCAGCACCCCCACCCGCCTCGCTGCGCTCGGCACCCTCCCCGCACTTCGTGGGGGAGGGATGGATTTTCCTCCATCCTCCCCCTTTACGGGGGAGGTGGCGCGAGCGAAGCGAGCGGCGGAGGGGGCACCCGGATTCCCCATGCCCCACATCCTCACCACCCCGCCCGCCGCCGAGCCGCTGACTCTCGCCGAGGCCAGGGCGCATCTGCGCATCGGCCACAACGACGAGGATGCGCTCGTCAGTACACTGATCACTGCCGCGCGCTGGCACGTCGAGGCGGCAACCGGGCTCAGGCTCATCACCCAGGCCTGGTCGGTCTTCGCCGACAACTGGCCGGCGGACCGCGTGCTGCAGCTGCCGCTGGCGCCGCTCATTGCCGTTACCGACCTCAAGGTCTATGGCGATGACGATGTCGCAGCGGCGATCGATCCGGCCCACTACATGGTGGACAGGGTCTCGCGCCCGGCCCGCCTGCTGCTGCGACCCGACCGTGTCTGGGCCAGGCCCGGCCGCCTTGCCAACGGCATCGAAGTGGCACTCACCTGCGGCTTCGGCCCCGAAGGCACCAGCGTCCCGCCGCCGCTGTGCGAGGCCATGCTGAAGCTCCTGGCCCACTGGTTCGCCCATCGCGGTGACGATGAGGGAACCCGCCATGTACCGCCGGCCGTGGCGGCCCTGCTCGCCGCCTACCGGGGAGCCAGGCTGTGACCGCTGCCGCGCTGGCGCTGCAGCAGGCCATGCGCCAGCGCCTCCTTGCCCACGCGCCGCTCACCGCGCTCCTGGGCGGCGCCCATGTCTATGACGAGCTGCCGCGCGGCGCCCATGCCCCCCATGTCGCGTTCGCCGGCATCGAGACCCGCGACTGGAGCGTCATGGACCAGAAGGCCCATGAGCATTTCGTCACCATTGCCGCCGCAACCCGCCAACGCAGCCGCGCCCTGGCGGAGGCGATTGCCGGCGAGATCGGCGCAGCCCTCGACCGCGCCAGCCTGACGCTGGACGGCCATGTGCTGGTCAACCTGTCGCTCGTCTTCGCGAATGTCGGCCGCCTCAGGCCGAGCGAGCATTTCGGCGCGACGTTGCGTTTTCGCGCCACCACCGAACCGCAAAGCCAGGAATAACCCATGACCGCCCAGAAAGGCCGCGATCTCCTGCTCAAGCTGGAGAATGGCGGCAGCTTCACGACCGTTGCCGGCCTTCGCGCCAACACCCTGTCCTTCAACGCCGAGACGGTCGACATCACCCACCAGGAATCGGCCGGCCAATGGCGCGAGCTGCTGGCCGGCGCCGGGGTGCGCTCGGCGACGATCCGCGGCCAGGGCATCTTCAAGGACCAGGCCTCCGATGCCCTGATCCGCCAGACTTTCTTCGACGGCAGCATCCGCGCCTGGCAGGTGGTGCTGCCCGACTTCGGCATCGTCGAAGGTCCCTTCCAGATCGCCAGCCTCGATTTCACCGGCCGCCACGACGGCGAGGTCACCTTCGAAATCGCCCTGGCTTCGGCCGGGGCGCTGAGCTTCGCGGTGCTGTGATGGCCAACCTGCACCGCGGCGAAATCGACGCCGAGTTCGACGGCCGGAGCCGGACACTGTGCCTGACGCTTGGCGCGCTCGCCGAGCTCGAGGCCGCCTATGGCGGCGCCGACCTGCTCGCCACCGCCCAGCGCTTCGAGGCCGGCAACATCACCGCGAGCGATTGCATCAAGGTGATCGGCGCCGGGCTTCGCGGGGCCGGCCATGCCGTCACCGACGCCGAGGTTGCCGCCATGCGGATCGAGGGCGGCGCCGCCGGAGCTCTCGCGATCGTCGTGCGCCTCCTCAAGGCGACCTTTGCCCCATGAGCTTTCCCTGGGGCCGGCTGATGCGGACAGGACTCGGCGAACTGCGCCTCGCACCCCGCGACTTCTGGTCGATGACGCTCAAGGAGCTGGCGGCGGCCGCCGGCCGGGACATGCCGGATGTCGGAACCCTCCGCCGGCTGATCAATGATGGAGACGCGCCTGATGCCTGAGAAAGAAATCGCTTCCCTGTCGCTCGAGGCCGCAAGGCTCCGCGATGAGTTGAGCGAACTGGACCGGCTTGGCGAGCGCTTCGGCCAGACGCTCACCCGCGCCTTCGCATCCGCCATTACCGACGGGCGCAGGCTTTCCGATGTGCTGCGCGGCCTCGCCCTGTCGCTGGCCGGCCAGACGCTCACCCAGGCGCTGCGCCCACTGGGCGCACTGATCGGCAAGGCCATGCCCTTTGCCGATGGCGGGGTGATCAACTCGCCGCTGCTCTTTCCCGTGCGCGGGGGTCTCGGCGTGGCCGGCGAGGCGGGGCCCGAAGCGATCCTGCCGCTGGCCCGGGGGCCCGACGGCCGGCTGGGCGTCAGGGGCGGCGGCGGCGGCACCCGCATCACCGTCAATATCGCAACGCCTGACATTGCTGGCTTCCAGCGTTCGCAGTCGCAGGTCGCCGCACTCATCTTGCGCGCCGTCGAACGCGGCCACAGGAACCTCTAGATGCCGCAGGCCTTCGACAATATCCGGTTTCCGGTGGCGATCTCCAGGGGTGCCACCGGCGGCCCGGAACGCCGCACCGACATCGTGACCCTCGCCTCCGGCCGCGAGGAACGCAACAGCCGCTGGGCCGATGCGCGCCGCCGCTACAATGCCGGATTCGGCGTGAAATCGCTCGACGATCTTCATGAACTGATCCGCTTCTTCGAGGAACGCCGCGGCCGGCTGCATGGCTTCCGCTGGAAGGACCATGCCGACTGGAAGTCCTGCCCGCCGCTGCAGCCGATAACCCCCTTCGACCAGCTGCTGGGCGAGGGTGACGGCACCACCGCCGCGTTCCAGCTCGTGAAGCGCTATGGCAGCGGGCTGCGCGACCAAATTCGCAAGATCACCTTGCCGGTGGCGGATACAGTTCGCGTCGCTGTCGCCGGCGTGGAGACGGCGGCCTTCAGCCTCGATGACGCCAACGGCGTCATCTCCTTCGCGGCCGGCCATGTGCCGGGCGCCGGCGCCGCGGTGACGGCGGGCTTTGCCTTCGACGTGCCGGTGCGTTTCGACACCGATCACCTGGCGATCAACCTCGAGAGCTTCACCGCCGGCGTGATCCCCGACATTGCCATCATCGAGATCAAGCCATGAAGTCCCTGCCGCCCGCCCTCTCGCAGCATCTCGCCTCCGGCGTCACCACGCTCTGCTGGTGCTGGAAGCTCACCCCCTCGACCGGCGCGGCCCTGGGCTTCACCGACCATGACCGCGACATCAGTTTCTCGGGCCTTACCTACCGCGCCCAGACCGGCTTCGCCGCCTCGGAAATGCACCAGGCCACCGGCTTTGGCACCGACAATCTCGATGTCGCCGGAGCACTCGACGATACGCGCCTGAGCGAGACGCGGCTCAGGGCCGGCGATTTCGATGGTGCTGACATCGAAATCTGGCTGGTCAACTGGCAGGAACCGGAGCAGCGCCTGCTGCTGCGCAAGGGCCATCTCGGCGAAGTGTCGCATGGCGAACTGGGCTTCACAGCGGAGCTTCGCGGGCTCATCGAGCAGTTGGGCCAGCCGCAGGGCCGCCTGTTCCAGTATGGCTGCGACGCCGTGCTGGGCGATCAGCGCTGCCGTGTCGATCTCGACCAGCCAGCCTTCAAGGGCAGCGCCTCCGTCGTCTCGGCCAGTGACAACCGGGTGCTGCTCGTGACAGGGCTCGAAGCCTTCGCGGCCGACTGGTTCGCAGGCGGCACCCTGACCTTCGTATCCGGCGCCAATGCGGGCCGAAGGGCCGAAGTGAAGAGCCACGGCCTGCGTGTCAGCGGCCAGCAACTCGAGCTCTGGCAGGCGCCCCCCTTCGCCATCGCGGCCGGCGACGCCATCACGGTCACGGCGGGCTGCGACCGGCAGTTTTCGACCTGCCGCGGCAAGTTCGCCAATGCCGTCAATTTCCGGGGCTTTCCCCACATGCCGGGCAATGACTTCGTGACGTCCTATCCGAACCGCGATGACGCGGCCAATGATGGCGGTGTCAGCCATGGATGAGGCGGTGATCGCCGCAGCCAGGCGCTGGATCGGCACGCCCTACCGCCACCAGGCCTCGCTGTGGGGTGTCGGCTGCGATTGCCTGGGGCTGGTGCGCGGGATCTGGCGCGAGCTCTATGGCCGCGAGCCCGAGCCGGTTCCGGCCTATGCCGCCGACTGGGCCGAGGCTTCGGGTGTGGAGGCGATG